CATCGGCGCCATCAACTTCCAGATGGACGAGATCGGCTCGAACCTGGCCAAGAACGAAGACGTGCTCGACCTCTTCCTCGAGCTCTACGACCAGGGCCTCGTCAAGCAGAAGCTGACCAAGAACACCAACGAGAACCAGCGGGGCGAAGAGATCGAGGGTAAGACCCCGACCAACGCGCTCATGTTCGGGACGCCTGGCAAGCTCCTGGACGGCGGGCCGATCGAGGACCTGTTCTTCAGCTTCCTCGACACCGGCTATGCCCGGCGCTGCATGTTCGCCTGGGGCGAATACAAGCGGTCCGAAGATACCCGGACTGCGGCCGAGATCTATGCTCAGCTGACCCAGCCCCAGAACACCTCCAACACGAACATCTGGTCCGATCACTTCGAGCTCCTGGCCGACCCCACCAAGGTCGACACGAAGCTCATCGTGGAGGACGCGGTGGGGATCGAGCTCCTCGAGTACAAGATGCTCTGCGAGAAAATCGCAGCGCAGCTCCCGGAGCACGAGGAGATCCGCAAGGCGGAGATGAACCACCGCTACTTCAAGGCCCTGAAGCTCGCCGGCACCTTCGCCTTCGTGGAGGAGAGCCCGGAGATCACCCTGGATCACCTCTACTCTGCCATCAAGCTCGTCGAAGAGTCCGGCAAGGCCTTCGACAAGATGATGACCCGGGAGAAGAACTACGTTCGCCTGGCGAAATACATCGCCTCGGTGAAGCAGGAGCTGACCCAGACCGACATCCAGGAAGCCCTGCCTTTCTTTAAGGGGAGCCAAGGCTTCCGGACCGACATGATGAACCTGGCCGCCAGCTGGGGCTACAAGCGGCACATCATCATCCGGAAGACCTTCAACGACGGGATCGAGTTCTTCTCGGGGGAGACCCTGGAAGAGACCGACACCGACCAGATCCAGGTCTCCTACTCCGACCACTTCGCCTACAACTACCAGACGGAGAAGGTCCCCTTCGACCAGCTCCACATGATGACACAGGCACCGGGCTTCCACTGGGCGAACCATGCTTTCCAGCAAGGTCACCGCTCCGAGGAGAAGGCCGTCCCAGGCTTCAACCTGGTGGCCATCGACGTGGACGGGGGGATCTCGCTCGACGCGGTCCATGACATGATGAAGGATCATCGGTTCATGACCTACACGACGAAGCGGCACACCCCACAGGAGAACCGGTTCCGGCTTCTTCTGCCCATCAACTACGTCCTGCACCTGGACCAGGACGACTACCGCCAGTTCATGAACAACGTCATGGAGTGGCTCCCCTTCAAGACCGACGAGTCCGCCAACCAGCGGTCGAAGAAGTGGGAGACCTGCCCTGGACAATACCACTACAACACCCAGGGCGACCTCCTCGACTGCCTGCCGTTCATCCCCAAGACCGCGAAGAACGAGTCCCACCAGCGCGAGATGAAATCGCTGGAGTCCCTCGACAACCTCGAGCGCTGGTTCGCCCAGCGGATCGCCTCGGGGAACCGGAACAACCAGATGCTGAAGTATGCAATGGCTCTGGCTGACAGCGGTTTGAACTTCATCGAGATCGAGCGCAACGTTCTGGCCTTCAACGCCCGGATCAACAACTCGCTTGATCCCGAAGAACTGCGGAATACCGTGCTGGTATCGGTGGCGAAGAAGCTGGCGAAAGCAGCTTGATCTGACCAAAAGATCATGAGAGATAAGATCTCCGGGATCATCCCGGGGATCTACCTTGATAGTGATTCGTTTTCTTGGGTCTTGTGCCCGCTGATCACGGATCCACAGATCCACATGGAGAACAAATGACCAGACTTACTAGCGATCTGCGGACATCCATCCTCACGCAGATCCTCAAGCGCGGCTTTCTTGGTCGCTTGATGGAGCAGATCAAGCTGGAGACGGATTTCGCCAAAGATGTCTACGACTTCCTCTACGCGGAAGAGCTGAAGATCGTCGACAAAGTCCCCTCGCGCTGGATCTCAGAAGCAGCGTTCATCAGCTTGATGATCAACAACGAGCACGTCTCGCTGTCCTGGACGTGGGGATACAACAACGGCACCTTCAACAAGATACTGTCCCCCTACCAATCCTCGATCACCAGGAAGCTTCCCCCGGGAGCCGCTTCTTATTACGCGGCTCATGTCTTCGACTACGACGACCCCTTCGCCGAACGCTGGGAGCGGATCAAGGATGCGCGGGAGAAGCTCGGGACCGAGTATCGGACCGCCAGCGCTCAGGCCAACACGATCCTGAATAACTTTGGAACCGTCTCGAAGCTGGTCAAGACCTGGCCGGAGATCGAACCCGTCGTGAAGGAGCTCCTGGGTCAACCAGCCGTGGAGCTCCCCGCCCTACCCATCGCAGATCTGAACAAGGTCTTCGACCTTCCCCCCGAAACCAAGGCTGCCTGAAGGAGCCAACATGACCGACAACATCAACGATCAGCTCGTGCTGATCGGTGGGGAGAGCGGCACTGGCAAATCGGCCAGTCTCGAAAGCCTCACCAAGCTCCCGAACCAGGAAGGGGTGATGTATCTGAACTGCGAGGCCGGCAAGCGCCTGCCCTTCCGCAACAAGTTCACGAGCTTCACCATCACGGACCCCTACCAGGTCCACGAGGCGATGGATCACGCCAAGGGCAACCCGGCGTTCCATACCGTCGTCGTCGACACCCTGACCTTCCTGATGGACATGTTCGAGACGCAGTACGTCCTGACCTCGGCCAACACCATGCAGGCATGGGGCGCCTACAACCAGTTCTTCAAGATCCTGATGCAGGAGAAGGTCGCTGCGCTGGACAAGGCCGTCGTCATCCTGGCGCACACGCGCTCGGAGCTCGACGAGAAGGCCATGGAGATGAAGACCAACGTCCCCGTGAAGGGGGCGCTGAGAAACAACGGCGTCGAGGCTTATTTCTCGACCGTCGTTGCGACGAAGAAGGTGAGCCTGAAGGATCTCGAACCCTACCAGTCCGACCTCCTCCACATCACCGAGACCGACCAACTGCTTGGATACAAGCACGTCTTCCAGACCCAGCTGACGAAGAACACTATCGGCGAACGCATCCGCTCGCCCATGGGTCTGTTCAGCCGGGCGGAGACCTTCATGGACAACGACTGCGGGCTGCTCCTGAAGCACCTCCGCGAATACTACGCTTGAGGAAGGAACTACCATGAGCAAACTCTTTGGAAACCTGTCGACCCAGGGTGCTGAGAAGGTCGTCGATCGCGTCGGCGGAGGCGGCACCATCGGCACGAACATCTACACCGGCAAGATCAAGGTGGCCTATGCCGGCAAGTCGGAAGGCGGCGCCAACTCGATCACCACCCTGATCGAGGCCGGCGGGATCGAACTTCGGGAGACCCACTGGGTCACCAACAAGAAGGGCGAGAACACCTACCCCGACAAGAACGACGCCTCGAAGAAGCACCTCCTCCCGGGCTTCGTGACGATGAACGACATGTGCCTTCTGGCGCTTGACGGCGAGCTGATGGACCAGGATTGGGAAGAAAAGGTCCTGAACCTCTACGACTTCGACGCCAAGAAGGAGGTTCCGACCAACGTCCAAGTCCTGACCGCCCTGACCGGCAAGGAAGTCACCATCGCTGTCGTCGAACAGACCGTCGACAAGCAGAAGAAGGACACGAACGGCGTCTACCAGAACACGGGCGAGACCCGGAACGAGAACGTGATCGAGAAGGTGCTGCACACTGACCGCCGCACCGTCGTCGAGATCCAGGAAGGCATGGCCGAGCCTGTCTGGGCACCGGCCTGGGTCAAGAAGAACGTCGGCAAGGGTCCGAAGAACCGCTCCAAGGGTGTTGACGGCAAGACCGGTGCTCCGGGCGGCCGTTCGGGCGCTCCGGGAGCTGCTGGCAACAGCGGCTTCCCGGCTCCGAAGAAGTCCCTCTTCGGGGGATGATCGCAGCCATCGATCCAGGGTTCAGCGGGGCAATCGCCTTGCTGGACCCGATCACCAGGAAACTGGTGATCCACGACATGCCCACTCTCAAGGGCGTGAATGGGAAGACCATGACCGATCGTCGGGCACTCGGTAGGATCCTGATGCCTAGTGACCCTGCTACCAGAAACGTCTCCATGGTGGAGAACGTGAGCTATATGCAGCACGACGGTAAGGATCGGGTCTGGCAATTCGGCAAACACATGGGTCACCTCGAGATGGCCCTTGATGGGCTCGGATACGAGACCTACGTGGTCACTCCAGCCGTCTGGAAGAAGCACTTCAAGCTGGCCACTGGCTCCGACAAATCTGCCAGCCGGGCTTTGGCCATGGCTCGCTTCCCCCACTACGAAGACCTGTTTCGACGGGCCAAGGATGACGGCAGAGCCGAAGCTGCCCTCATCGCACTCTATGCGCTCGAGACCATATCTGGTCTGCAAAACACCACTGCAGCTTAGGAAATCCCCATGCAGATCATCCTCGAACAGAACGAAATCGAAGCGGCCTTGATCGCCTACGCCACCTCCATGATCTCCCTCCGGGAAGACCAGGACATCTCGATCGACATGAAGGCTGGCCGCGGCGAGAACGGCTACAGCGCCACCCTGGACATCCGCCAGAAGGTGGTCGTCGCTACTTCGACCAAATCCACCACCCGTGCCAAAGTCCTCCCCGAAGCGCCCAAGCCTGAGATGGGTTCGTCAACCTCCCGGACCGAAGCGGCGCCCGCTGCCTCGGTCAAGACCGGCCTGTTCAACAAGCCGGCTTTCGTCACCGAAGCCCCGAAGGAAGAGCCCGTCGCCGAAGCGCAGGCTCTGACCGAAGAGCCGGTGGCCGGGATCTCGACCGGTGAAGACCGCGGCGAAGCTCCGGAAGCGAGCCCGGCCGATGAGCCCGTCGAAGTCGTCGGCGAAGCGACCCAGGTCGAAGCGGAAGCTCCGGCTCCGCAGCCGACGAAGTCGATCTTCAACTTCCAGAAGCCGGCCGCCAACGGCTGATGGACCTCGTCAAGGCAGTCCTGATCGGGGCTGCCTTGATCGCAGGGATCCTCGTGATCCCTATGATCATCGCAGCCCTCTGGGCGATCCTGATCTTTGCTGGCGTGGTCGGGGTCATATGGTTCATTCTTCAGATCGTGAAGGAGGAACCAAGGAAGCCTCCCTAGTTGATCGGCGGAGCTCCTAACGCTGATCATCGGCCCCTTCCCTTCCACGGAAGGGGCCATCCTTCCTCACTACAGATCGGAACCCTACCCATGGACGGCTGGATCGTGGCCTTCATCCTCTACCTGATCCCGGTACTCTGCGGCCTGGTCAAGAACGAGACCCCTCACACTCGAGATACCGAGATCTGGGAGGCACTGCTTTGGCCGCCCCTCATGCTGATCGGGATCGTCATCCTCTGGTTCCAGTCGAGGAAGCGGTGATGACCACCTACCACGCCCCCAAGGGAGCCCCGATCTGGAACTTTGCAGAAAAGGAGATCTGGGCGTTCTGGGCCGAGGACCGAACCTTCAAGACCCCAAGGCTCGCCCTGATGACCATGGGTGGGCTGTTGGGGGAGGACACTTCATCCAGCCCCCGGACAACCGTGAACATCTACGAGCGCAACCACTGGATCGCCCACGGCGAGTGCATCCAGAGCGATTTCCGGAACCATCCTTGGTTCGTGATGAACCCCCTCCAGGGGCCACAGGCCATGCTCCACGGGTTGCGAGAGCTCCTTCAGGACAAGGAGTTCCTGGTTTTCGCAGGCACCGAGGCCGTGGATGCTTTGCGCGCCTACGAGAAGCGCGCAGAGACCAGGGCGAAGACGCCCTGGTTCTGATTAGTTAGTGATGTTCACCCACGGATGCAGGCTCGGTGCGTTGAAGGCCATGCCCGGGCCGATGGAGTAGTCCAGCCTGCCATCCAGCACCACGCCCAGCATGTTGTCCTCGAGCGGGGAGCCAAGCGAGAGACCGGGGATCTCCGGCATCACAGGGTTCCCCACCGAGAGTATCAGCGCCCGGAACGGGTGGTTGCGGATGTGCCCCAGTGCCACCTTCATGGCCCGGATCTTGAAGGTCCAGAACCAGGTAAGCCCCATCGCATCGGTGTAGCTCCGGGTCCGGCCGGGAAGCAGGTTGTAGTTCACGAACTCCTCGGTCACGCCTTTCAGCGCCTCTTCCTGGCTCTGGCCTTCGGCCCGCAGATGGTCATAGAGCGTCGCCTTGGCCAGGAAGTCGCCATACTGCATCGCCCGAGCCATCCCCTGGTAGAGAGCCGTGTCGCGGGTGATGAAGGCATAGCGGCCGAAGGTCCCAAGCTTGGCCGGCACACGGTCCATGATGTTCTGGATATATTCCGCCCATTTACCACTTGCCAACGCAGCGTCCGCTTCGGTCAGGCCCTCGGAGATCGTTGCGAACTCCCCGGCCTGGATCAGCGGCCAGATCGACATCCGCTTGTTGGCATCCTCGATCGAGCGCAGCTCAGCCTGCAACCGGCGCACAGCGTCATGGTTGTTTCGCTGGGCCGTCATCTCGGCCTCGATGTCGATCGCCCTCTTCCTGTTCTTCTGATACTTCGTGATCTCCAGAAGCTTCGTCTGGTAGCCCGACACCATCTCCCGGATCCCGACCCCATGCAGCGCAAGCTGCACGAAGTTGGACGCCAGGTTGGCCAGCGGGATGATCACCGACCGGACGACGATGGTGGTCTTCACCACCGACACCCCGGCCTGGATCGCCTTCTCGGCCACCGCCAGCTTGGTGAAGACATCGCCATGCAGCGCCGTGGCCACCTTGACGAAAGCCTCCTGGTGCTTCTCGTCCATCCGGCTGATCCCGGTCCAGGCATCGGTGATCGACGGCGCCCGGTAGCCCACGGCGTTGTTGATCATGTCCTTCCGGATCGGGAAGCCGTCTTCCCCGAAGACCTCCTTGATGTAGGCCTTGAGGTCGTTCGGCACCATCTCCCAGCTGTCAGCGTGGATCTTGTCTTCCGACTCCGACAGGTCGACAAACTCGTCGCCCCGCTTGGCCTTGTCCCGCTCCCAGATGGTCTTCAGGTTGTCGACCAGCATCCGGTTGAATTGCTGCCCGAGCTCCTCTTCCGCCTGCCGGCCAGCCCAGGCCCCGAGCATCTCGCCCATGTGGGTGTTCCGCTCCAGCGCAGCGAGCGCGTGAGGCGCCATGTGACGCTCGTAGGCGATGATCTGGCCCTTGGCATCATAGACGGGCAGGAGAGCCTCCACAGGCCCCTGCTGGGCGTTCCTGAGCCGCTGCTGGATGATCCCCAGGTACTTGCCCGAGATCACCCCTGCCGTGGTCCCCATCACGCTCCGGCCAGTCCGCGGATCCACGCCCGAGGCACTCTGCTGGATCGTCTGCAGCACGCCCTGGGTGTAGGTCCCATTGCCCGCCACGGTCGAGAAGTAGTAGCCCTTCTTGCCCGTCTCGACACCGGCACCCTTGTAGTCACCCATGCGAGTGTAACCCATGGCCACCAGCTTGTTGTGCTGGCTGTCATCCTCGACGATGAGCGATATCCCGTCCCGGCGCTCGGCCGGGATGTGGCCCTTGTAGTGGTTGAACTTCGCGGCATCTGTCTGGATCTTCAACAGCTCGTCAGACCGCACCGACCAAAGGTAGCCGGCGAGGAAGTCGATACCTTCCGCTTCCGTATCGGCCAGCTTCGATACCATCTCGAGCTGGGCCGAGTCCACCATCTCCAGCGCATAGAGCGTGGTCAGGATGTCGATCTGCTCGATCACCGCGGCATCGTCCGTGCCCTTGCCGGGCTCCCCCATCAGGGCCGCGATGGCCGTGGCGTTGCGGAGCAGGTTGTTGTTCCCCACCTCGCCCTTGACCATGTAGCGCGCGAGCTCCTTGGCCTTCCGCTGGTAAGTGGCCCAGGCCTTCGAGCTGTTCTTCAGCTGCTCTTCCCGCAGGGTGATCTCGTTCACCAGGTAGTGGTTGTCGGTCAGCATCCGACGGAAGGCTTGGCCCGAATAGGCGTTCTGCAGCGCACCCACATCGGTCTTGCCAAGCGCCATGTGCAGGGCCGACCATTCCTCCTCCTGGAGCTCCCGCGAGAACTTCTCGCCGATGAGATTCGGCACCTCTTCCCGGTAAGCCTGACGCATGGCCGAGACCCCGGCCTTCACCCGGTTGACCAGACCCGTCACCGCACGGTTCTCGTCGGTCATCCCCACGACTTCGGTCAGAAGCTCAGACAACAAGGCAGGCGCCTTCGTCCGGTTCACGGTGCTGATGGCGGCCGAGGCCATGGCCGAGCCCCGCTGTTCGTTCAGCGTCGCTCCCAGTAGAGCCGCACCACCCCGGATCAGCTCCTTGGTCCGGCTCCGGGCCTGACCCATTGCCTTCTGGCTCTGCTCATCGGACCAGGCCGAGAGACGCTCACCCACGGTCGAAAGGAACTTGGCGCCCTTGCTGTCCGCTTGATCGAAGAGGCTCTCTGCCTGCTTCTCGATCCAGAGACGGTCATCCTTGTCGATCTCCGAGAGAACCAAGGAGAGCCGGTCCATGGCTTCCTTCGTGGTCTTCGACTTCAGCCCCGAGCCCGAGACGGCCGTGGCCAGCGTGTCGAGCATGGAGTCGGCCATCGAGGTCAGCGCCTCGTCGGTGCTGTTCCAGGAGACGCCCCGGTCCTTCGGCATGTCGATACCATCCAGAACCTTACGGAAAGCCGGATCCACCTGGCTCAGGGCCAAGAAGGATGCCAGAAGGTTCGACCGGCCTGCCGGATCCGTCTCCCATCCATACTCGCCCGTCAGCACATCGAAGCGGGACTGGGACCGCAGGTTGCCATCCGGGTAGCCCTCGAAATCCTTGGGCGAGAGCTGCTTCATGACGTGATTGTAGACCCGCTGCGCCTGCACCAGCGCCCGGTTGTCCATCTGCATCGAGGACGCCAGCGCCGCCTGGATCTTCCGGAAGGCCGAGGCCTGCTGGTCGTCCATGTCGAAGCCGTGGAACTTGAAGAGCCCCACCGCATGGTTCGCAAGCTCGCGGATCTCCAGCTCCTCGGTCGGCTTGGCCAGAGGCGCCATCTGGTCGAGGTGGCTCTGGATCTTGGTCTCGAACCGCTCGATCAGGTCGGCAACCCGGGCATCCACCGGAGCCCCCACCGTCTGGTTCATCACCACACCAGCAGGCAGCGTTCGATTTGTCCTGGTTTCACCCCGGATCAGCCCGGCCGTGTTGGTCAGGATGTTCGAGAACATGTCGAGCTTCTGCGTCGAGGGAAGCCCAAGGAGCTTGCGGACCCAAGCCGTCGCCTTGAAGACCAGGTTCCGCAAAGGGGTCCGGACCTTCGTCTTGCGCATCACGTCGATCAGGTTCTGGTTCGACAGCGTCCAGGCCATGAACTCGTTCAGCGCCGTGGCCTTGCCGAGCTCGCTCTGGTCTTGGGCCGCGATCTGGCGCTGCACCACCTGGGCCACGTTCAGGACCGCACCATCATCCTGCTCCAGGTCCCGCCGCAGCGTGCGCGAGAAGTCCATGTCCATGAACTGGGTCATGAGCTTCTCGAGGTTCGAGACCGCAGCCTGCTGGACCTCATCGAGCTTCGAGGGATCGGTGTAGAACTGCAGCACCAGGCCCATCGTGGCGATGTGCAGCGCCTCGTGCAGGACGGTCTCGGCCGATTGGTTGGCGACGTAGACCACCCGGTTGTTCAGGTCCACCTGCCCCTTGTCGATCGGGCCCTGACCCATCAGGTCGGGATAGGTTTCGTCCCGGTAGGCGGTCAGCTCTTCGGCGGAACCAAAGAGGAAGGTGTAGTCCGGCAGCGCCTTCTGGATCACCCGGAAGATGTCCCCGGCGTCCTTCGATACCTTCACGGACTGAAGCATCCGGACCAGCGCCCGAGTGGTCATGCGGGTGATCGGCCGGTAGCCCATCTCCACGCCATGCTTCTTGACCGCGGCCTTGAAAGCGTCTTTCTCAGGCTCGACACTGGGCTGGGCCAGCTGATCCTTGCGCTCCTGGGTGAGCTTTGCCAGCTCTTCCTCGTAGCGGAAGTTCAGCCAGTCGACGAGCTTCTGGTCATAGTCCGGATCCGACGGATCCCCGTCGAAAGCTTCGCCATCGTTGTTGTAGGGGGTCCGGCCCGATGCCATGTGGTCCATGGAGTATTCCATCGACTTCATGACATTCTTCCGGGCCTGGATCTCCCGGGCCGCCTGGTTCAGCTGACCGCTCAGCTGCGTGACAGCCTGAGTCAAGCCCTTCACGTCGAACGCTTCCAGCTCCAAGATCTCGGCGATCTTGCCAAGGGTCTCGTTGTCCAGACCTGCAAACGGACCTTCAGCACCCTGCCGGGTAAAGTCGGCGAAGGTATTGGCCAGGTCCATCGGACCGTTGTCGTTCATCCAGGCTTCGGCCACCGCCTTGTTGATCTTTTCCGAGATCTCGTTGATCCCGTCGGCCGGCATCTCCACACCGTCGAAGACAGC